TATTCGCCGCAGCAGAAGAACCGGATGTCATTGGTGGGGTAAGCCTTGCGGAGCCGCTTCACCAACAGTTAGCAACTCAACAAACAAACGCGACGATTAACGACGCGACAAACAAACAAGGAACCCAACCCATGCTCCTCAAGGCCTTCTCCATCCTCGACATCAAGTCGGATACCTTCGCGCCTCCGTTCTTCTTCAGCACCACGGGCCAGGCCGTTCGTGCCTTCAAGGACCTCGCCAACGACGAGCGTTCCTCCGTCCACCGGCACCCCGGGGACTACCGCCTCTTCTGCATCGGCACCTTCGACGACCAGGTCGGCACTCTCGCCCGGCTCGACACCATCGAGCCCCTCGGCTACGCTTCCGACTACCGGGACCTCCCCGGCACGCCCATCGGCGTCAACGGACTCAAGGCGGTCCCATGAAAATCTTCTCCCTCTTCGACAAGCCCGGCTCCCTGGCCGGCGCCATCAACTTCGCCTCGTCCCTCGACCGAACTCATCAGGAGTTCAAGGACGAGTGCGACATCAACAACATCCTCAAGCGCTACCAGGCCACGGGCGTCATGCCTCAGCCCTGGAAGTCGCCCCCCGTTCCCAAGTGGGGGGACTTCGCTTCCGCGCCGGACTACTTCGAGGCGCAGCAGCTGCTGCTCGAAGCTCGCCAGTCCTTCATGAATCTCCCGGCCAAGGTCCGCACCCGGTTCAACAACAACCCGGGCGAACTCCTCGCCTTCGTGCAGGACCCCAGAAACACGGACGAGGCTCGTGCTCTCGGCCTGGTCAACCCGGCCTCCGCCGAGGCCCCGCCACCCCCGTCCCCCCCGAAGGGTTAGACGGGTGGCTCTCATCCCGACAAGCCAACCCGGCAGCGTTGGCCTAGAGGTCGTCTCCGGGCCCGGAGGCGGCCTCTTTTTGTCGGTTCATCTGTCGCACGGCTACGCAACCGTGCTCCTGACGTCCCAGGAGGCCCATAGGGCCTCCGGAATCATCCACTCCCTCCTGATGAGCCACCGCGAATCAATCGCCTCTCCTAGCGGCTCCCAGGCCCCTCCGGACCCCCCGCCTCTCCCCCGTTCGGGGGGAGGCCCTCCCAGTCACACTTGATGTAACTGGGAGGACTGACACCAAACGCCACAACAACTACCCCAAAAGGACTACTCGATGAGCAACAGCAACTACACCTTCAGCCAGGTCCCCAAGGCTGACATCCCTCGGTCGTCCTTCAACCGCTCTCATGGGTACAAGACCACCTTCAACTCGGGCTACCTCATCCCGGTCTACGTCGATGAGGCCCTCCCGGGAGACACCATCAACCTCAAGGCGTCCCTCTTCGGGCGCCTGGCCACGCCGATCGTCCCCATCCTCGACAACCTGTACCTCGACATCTTCTTCTTCGCGGTCCCGAACCGCCTGCTCTGGGAACACTGGCAAGCCTTCTGCGGCGAACAGTTCGCCCCTGGCGACACCACCGACTACACCGTCCCGACGGTCTCGGCGGGCTCTGCCGGCTTCGACATCGAGTCGCTCTACGACTACATGGGAATGCCGCCCAAGGTCCCCAACATCAAGATGTCGGCTCTCTTCCCCCGGGCCTACGCTCTCATCTGGAACGAGTGGTTCAGGGACCAGAACCTTCAGGACCCCATCGCGGTCCCGACCACCGACGGCCCGGACCTCCCCACGTTCTACGAGCTCAAGCGGCGCGGCAAGCGCCACGACTACTTCACCTCGGCCCTTCCCTGGCCTCAGAAGGGACCCGGTGTCGAGATTCCTCTCGGCACCTGGGCATCCGTCGTTCCGAATCCGGACCAGTCCAGCAAACCTCTCTTCGAGACAGGCGAAGGCGCGTCGGCGCTTCGCCTCGGGCAGGACTCCAACCAGGTCGTCACTTCGATCCCGTCTACCAACCCGGCGGGCGTCGACCTCACCTGGTCGGTCGCCACGGGCCTCCGTGCCGACCTCTCCACCGCCACGGCCGCAACCATCAACTCGCTCCGACAGGCTTTCCAGGTCCAGAAAATCTACGAGCGCGACGCCAGGGGCGGCACGCGCTACACGGAAATCCTGCGCTCCCACTTCGGCGTCGTCTCCCCGGACGCACGCCTGCAGCGCCCCGAGTTCCTCGGGGGCGGCACCACGCCCATCACCATCAACCCCGTTACTCAGACGTCCGGCACTGTCTCCAACCCGACAGCCGGCGTCGCTCCCCTCACGCCGCAGGGCAACCTCGCCGCCTTCGGCGTGTTCTCTTTGAAGAACGGCTTCACGAAGTCCTTCGTCGAGCATTCCATCATCATCGGCCTCGTCCACGTCCGCGCGGACTTGACCTACCAGCAGGGCATCCCGCGCCAGTTCTCACGCTCGACCAGGTGGGACTTCTACTGGCCGGCTCTCTCGCACCTCGGGGAGCAGGCCATCCCTCGCAAGGAAATCTACGCAACGGGCTCCTCGGCAAACGACGACGCCGTGTTCGGCTATCAGGAACGATGGGCCGAATACAGGTACTTCCCGTCGCAAATCACCGGGAAGTTCCGTTCGAACACTGCAGCTCCGGCGGAGTCCCTCGACAACTGGCATCTGGCCCAGAACTTCCTGACTGCGCCGATGCTCTCGGCGGAGTTCATCGAGGACAACCCGCCTCTCGACCGCGTGCTCGCCGTACAGGACGAGCCGCAAATCCTCTTCGACAGTCACTTCACGATCAAGGCCGTCAGGCCCATGCCGGCTTACTCTGTCCCCGGCTTCATCGACCATTTCTAGGTCACCATGAGCGACCTTCTCGGCATAGGCTCAATCGCCGGCGCCGGCCTCTCCTTCGCTGGCGGCATGATGACCAATGCCGCCAACCTCAAGGCCCAGCGTGAGCAACGGGCCTGGGAGGAGCGGATGTCCAACTCCGCTCATCAGCGGGAGGTCGCTGACCTCCGCGCGGCCGGCCTCAATCCAATCCTGTCCGCAACTGGTGGACCAGGTGCTTCAACTCCCAACGTCCAGCCAGTCAAGTTCGAGAACCCTGTCCCCGATGCGGTGAACACGTTCTCCGCAATGCAGGGGACGCGTATCTCTCAGGAGCAGCTCGAACTGAGCAAGGCCATGAACGCCGTGCAAATCGGCCAGGGCATGGCCGATATCAAACTCAAGGAGGCACAAGCCTACGCAGCAAAGACCTCGGGCAATGTGAACGAGGTCGATGCAACCTCAAAGGCGATGCTGAACGCCAACCCGGACTTCGTCGCTGCCTTCATCCGGCAGCTCCAGCAACAGGAACACGTCGGCAAGGCGCAGGAAACTGCTTCTCTTGCCTCAGCTCGAGCCGCTGACTGGACGGCTCAGGGCAAGTCCCTTCCCGACGTTCTCGCCAAAATCCTCACCTCCACACTCAAGGAAGGCACGGGCTCTGCCGCGCCTTCTCTCATGCAAATCATCAGGTCAGTCCTCAATCTCGGTCCGGTCATTCCCGCCGGCCAGGCCACCGGCCTCTCTCCCCGTCCACCAGCTGGCGCTCAATCATCCGCGAAACACTGAGGTCCCCATGGGCTACAACCGAAAGTCCGCGAACAAGCGCAGCGACAAGCGCAAGTTCTCCCGCACCGCCGCCGCCACTCACATTCGCAACATCGGCACTCGCCCCATGCGGGGCGGCATCCGGCTGTGATGCGATGGCGTGCTTCCACCCTCGGCGCACCTACCCTTCAAAGGCCATCAATCCTGACACGGGCCTTCGACGCATGGTGTTCCACTCCAAGGACGCGGACCCCGCGACCTGGCAGAACCCTACTCAAATCACCTGCGGCCAATGCCTCGGCTGTCGCCTCGATTGGGCGGGTGACTGGGCAGCTCGCTGCGAAAAAGAGGCAAAGCTCTACGAGCACAACTGCTTCATCACCCTCACCTACGACGACGCGCACCTCCCGCTAGGCGGCTCGACCAGGTCGAGCGTCTGCAAGCGGGAGTGGCAACTCTTCATGAAGCGGCTCCGCAAGGCGTATCCAACAAATGAAATCCGCTTCTTCTGCTGCGGCGAGTACGGGAACCTCAACGAGCGCGCGCATTATCACGCTCTGCTTTTCAATCATGACTTTCCTGACAAGCGCCTGTGGAAGCCCCATCCACGTACACCGCTCTATCTGTCTGCCAGTTTGCAATCCCTCTGGGGACTCGGCTTCACGTCCGTCGGCTCCGTATCCTTCGCCTCTGCCTCCTACGTTGCCCGATACGTCGTCAAGAAACTGACGGGCAAACGGACGGACTACCTCGACAGGGAAAAGCCCTTCGTCCTCATGTCACGCCGGCCCGGCATCGGGTCCGGCTGGTACGACAAGTTCAAGGACGAAACCTATCCCGCCGGCCAGCTCCTGGTCGGCGAGAACAAACCCCGTCGGACTCCACGGTACTTCGATGAGAAGTACCGAAAGGAAAACCCCGACGGTCACTTCAAAATGAAACTCGAAAGACGCCTCGTCGCCACAACGAACGCGAACAATACGCCGGCCCGTCTCCGCACACGCGAATCAATCCTCAAGGCCAACATCAAGCAAATCCCCCGCAACCTCTAACTCCGCTTCACCAACAGTTAGCAACTCAACAAACAAACACGCGACGACCAACGACGCGACAAACAAACAAGGAACTCAACTCATGCTCCTCAAGGCCTTCTCCATCCTCG